GCTTGTACCTTGAAAACAAAATAGATTTAACCAAAATGGTTTATTAGTCGTCGAAATATCTTTTATTGCAACCTCCACACTCAGCTTAACGGCTGAGATATAATTAAGTGGATAAGGTGTCGCAAAAGATATAGATTTCGAAGTACGTCAAGAGACACTAATAAACCAGGAATTTAACCTGGTTATTTTTATTTAATACTCGGCGGGGTCACAGAGCAAGAGTGACAGCGGGACAATTATCAAGAATTAAATTATTAAAATTATGAAAACAGATTTTGACGCGAGTGAGTTAGTAATACTATCTAACTTCACAGACAATGTGCAAGAAGTTATTAAAATTAACGGGGGATATTATGAACCTGTTAAGATGAAAAAGGTTAAAGGAAGTGACTTTGAAGCATACAAGGAAGTTATATCAGTAAAGAAGATGAAAGAGATTCTGTATGATGAATTACCAGGTGATATGTTAAGAGCTTTGTAATATGCGTGAAATTAAATTTCGAGCGTGGAGTTATGAGAATAGTAAAATGATTGAAGTGGGGCAATTAGAATTTTTCACAGGTGGAGAAATCCATATCAACGAAGAATTGCCAAGTCATTTTCAAGGTAAAAAACTTTACGAACTAATGCAATACACAGGTCTCAAAGACAAAAATGGAAAAGAGATATATGAAGGGGATATAGTAAAACACCAACAACTATTAGGAGGAAGTTTGTCGCCTTCTAAACCAGAAAATTGTGAAATTAAATATAAAGATTGTGCGTTTGGTGCATATATAATCAATCCTAAATGGGTAGATGAGCAGGTATATATGCACAGTGAGAAACTAGAAATTATCGGCAACATATACGAGAATCCAGAACTAATAAAATAATATGGAAGAATTAATCAAAAACCTAGAGCTTACTCTAGAAGAGGTACGAGCTATTAAAAAGCAACAAAGACAGATTATCAGTAACTTAAAATAGTATGAAAAAACTAGCACAAATACAAAAAGAGCTTAAAGCTCCTAAAAGTCAACGCAACTCTTTCGGTAACTATAACTACCGAAACTGTGAGGACATACTAGAGGCACTTAAACCTCTATTAGATGAAGATGATAAATTCTTCATTAGTGATGAAATCTGGATGGTAGGTGACAGATACTATGTAAAGGCAACCGCTACGTTTAACGATGTTACAGTTACAGCCTATGCCCGTGAAGCAGAAGAAAAGAAAGGTATGGACGCCTCACAAATAACTGGTGCAACCTCATCATATGCTAGAAAATACGCTTTAAACGCATTATTCGCTATTGATGACACTAAAGACGCGGACAGTGAGGAACCTGTTAAAAAAAGCTATCCTACAACCCAGGTACGTTCACCAATGTTCGAGGCAAGAGCATGGATAAAGACACTGGATACACCAGAAAAGAAAGAGGAAGCTAGACAAAGAATTACTACAAGTACTAAGTTTAACAAAACTCAAAAGGACGAATTGCTACAAGAATTAAATTGAATATGAAAGATTATTTAATTGAAGGAAGTTTGCAAAACGTTGTCCTGAAAGACGGGACAATAGTTGCACTTAGGAATAAAACTTACTTCACTTGTGATGAGACGGTACTAACAGAAGAACAGATTGAAGAAGCAATAAACATCTGTTATCAAAAGAAATTATTAACTAAATAAAAGAAAGGCACTCCGAAAGGGTGCTTTTCTTACTTACAAATTATGAAAATAAAAAAATTATTATTAAAAATATTCAGAAAGAAAGGCTACGAAATAGTGGAAGTAAAAAAGGAGGGAATCCTAGTAGATGTGTTTTATGTATAAAATTATCTACCTACTAACTTTCCTTGTAATTATTCCTGCCATGGTAGTTGGAGGTGTATTTAAAGGACACGACATATATGTAAATCATATGCAAAGTCTGCACGATGAAGCTTTTAACGACGGCTACGAAGTGGGAAGATTTGATGAACTTAACTATCAAGCCGATCTAAAAAGTGAAGAGTGTTTCAAAGTATCTAAAAATGATTATGTAAATGTACTCCTTAAAAGATACTTCAAGGATTGTAAAACAGTACACACAATCTACGCTATTGCCCAGGCTGAATCTGGAGGAAAGCAATTTGCCGTCAATGTAAATCATAACTTTTCTCAAGACGGGGGATTTTTGCAAATCAATAGTATTCACCGAAACAAAGGTGAATCAGTAGAGGACTTTATCACCCGTATGCATGACTTGGAGCAAAACATAGCCCTGGCTAAAATAGTGTACGACAAACAAGGATTCAACGCGTGGACACAATATAAAAATGGTGCATACCTAAAATACTTAAAATAATATGAAAGAAACTATAACAATCAAATCAATTACATACCCTCAAAAAACAAGTAAGGCAGGCAAGACATACTATGGGTGCGAAATAATAAGTGAAGAATCTGACAAGCTATACGAGGGCTTTAAAAGTGAAATCCCCTCAAACTGGGCGGTAGGAAGCGTAGTAGAAATTGAGGTAACAGAAAAGCAATACCCCAACAAAACTTACTATAACTTTAAGCCAGTAGGTGAGCCAATCACTCCCCAACAATACTTAAATAAAGAAACAGGTACTGACACCAACACAAGGCTTATCTTTTTAGAAGATGCAGTTAAACAATTGGACGCCCGTGTTAAGGTACTTGAACCTAAAAAAGAAAGTGAGTTTGATTACGGAGAATCAATTGAACCTGACTTCTAGTATGACAGTCTCACTCTTTGACTACCTCAAGGTAGAGCCTAAAGCAAGAGAGAGAAAGAATAAAAACCGTGCCATTGCCAACTTGCTAATAAAGAACTACTCCTTGTCCATTGATAAGGAGCTTTTAATTACATTAGTAAAAGAAGCCAACACACTTGACCGTGAGTGGAGAAAGATACTGGAACAGAATGTAACCTTGCGTGGATCTGACTATAACGAGAAAGAAAAACTGGTCGACAATAAATTAAAAGAATTAGGATACAAATGAAAGTAGAAAAACTAGATGTACCATATGCACAAGTAGCAAATGAACTTCTTTATGATAAAAACCTCTCGTTAAGGGCGAAAGGTTTATATGCATATATTCAAGCCAAACCAAACGATTACGACTTTTCAACCCATCGCATGCCTGAAGAACATAAAGATGGCAGGGAAAGTATACGGGCGGCCATAGCTGAACTCATGAAGTATGGATATTTGATTAGAACCAAGTACCCAGACGGACGAATGGAATATAAATTGCACAACCCAAAGTCGGGAAACCCGACCATGGGCCAAAGTCGGGAAACCCGACCCATAATAAAGAAAGAGTTATATATAAAGAAGAAGAGGTTTGAAAAACCAACATTGGACGAGGTCAGGGCATATTGCAGAGAACAAAATAGCCTGGTTGACCCTGAAGAATTTTGGAACTCAAACGAAGGTAAGGGGTGGGTAGTGGGAACCACTAAAACTCCAATGGTTGATTGGAAGGCTGTAATAAGGACTTGGAATATTAAAGAAAAGAAAAAACAAGAAGACATCAAAGCTAAAGAAAAACCAAATAGAGCAGTAGCTCCTCCCCCAGTAATGGAAACATATACCCCCGAGGAATTGGAGGCAAATAAAAAGAAATTAGCAGAAATAAGAAACAAAATGTTCAACAAATGAAATTAATATTACCAGCAATACTCAACCCGCTGTCCCGTAGAAAGGACAAATCGGTTAAATTAAGTTTTGAAACCAGAGAACTTTCAGCAGAGGAAACAATAGGTTTACTAGCGCTTGAAGGTACCGAAGGGTATATTACTTTTCAACCAAATGAGGAAGAAGTAAAAATGCCCGAAGCAAACGCGGTTGTATCCGACCTTAAAACCCCCTCCCAAAGGCTTAAAAATGCGTTATATCGCACGTTTATACAAAATACGGAGAAAGGTACATATGTGGGAATTTTTGACAATTATTACAAGGAACGCATGGAGAAGTACATTCAACATGAATTAAGTAAATTAGATGAATAAAGAAACAATAACTGACTACATGCTTGCACGGTATGTAGAAATACACTATGAAAAGAACAGCGATAAAAAAGCAATCAAAGAAAGACATTCCAAAGCTAAAAAGAAAATTGTGGCAAAGGGTGTCAAAGTACATAAGAGAAAGAGATAGATATACATGTTTTACTTGCGGTAAGAAGGGGGAGGGAAGCGGAATGCATGCTGGTCACTTTATACCTGACGCCGCAGGAGGGGCATTGCTTAGATTCCACCCAACCAATATTCATGCCCAATGCTACCACTGCAATATAAATTTAGGAGGATATGGCTCGGTGTACTACTCTAAAATGGCTGAAAAATACGGACAGGAAATGGTGGATAAGATATTTCAAATAAAAAACTACTCTATCCAAGCGGACGGGTATTTTTATTTAACTCTTATCGACTTATACGACCAAGGTGACGAGATGGAGATTATTAAATTCTTAGAAAGCTATATATGATAAACAAAGGAACCCACAAAAATCAACTGCTAGTCCTTCAAGAAAGAATTAGTAGGTATCGAAAAAAAAATCAAGAGTATAGGAGAAATATATTAAGTATTAGAAAAACATATAAAAATGCATGTGAAAACTATTTAATGGAAATAAATGAGCTAAGAGAAAGATTAGCTAAATATGAGAAACCATCCTTTAAATAAGAAAGAACTCATTAACGAAATCTACGACAGAATAGCAGAACAACTTAGACTTGAAAGTATTTTTGGAAGGAACGAACTTATAATCGAATCAACTATTCATTTGTTCATGTACTTTCACAAGAACAATATGTGCAAAGTGTGTTACAAGCCAAACTGGGAAAAACTAGCCCAGTCACTAGAAATTAACATCGAGCCTGAGTTTTGCGATAATATATGTGGATATTGCACGCAATACCATGTAAAACCACTGTACATGTACAGCAAACATAAAGATAGTTGGAAAAAAATACGATGATAACACCTTCAAAACAGAAATTTATATTGGAAAATTGGTATAAACTTTCTGCACGAAAGATAGCTAAAGAAATCGGAACATCAGACGTGAATGTACTACGGCATGCTAAAAATCTAGGACTTCCAGCACGGAAAAGCAACACCTTTGTAGAACAGCTAGACAAACACAATAATCAAAAAGTATTATCAAATACTTTCGAAACGTATAAATGTTGTGCAGATTGTGGCAAAAGATTGCCCGAACCTGAACCCCAAACACTACCTGATATAGAAGAAATAGAAATGCACAAAGAATACATAAACATACATGAATTCAGACCTAAAATTAACGAGCTGGTACGTGCTTATAACCAACTAAAGAATAACTATGAAAAGAATTAAAATAAAGACTTCTAATAGACCACAAAGAATAAGCAAAAATATATGGTACTACGAAGACCAGAGGTCTATAGAAATATATGTAGATTATGAAGAAAATCCTTGGTTAATTAACTTTAGATTACCTATTAAGAAACTTAAAAAATATAAGCCTATCTTATAACTATGAACCACACTTGCACAGACCCTAATTGTACGGGGACTTGGTGTACATTATATCCCAAAGGAGCAACAATAATTACTACAATAATAAAGAATAAATAATATGAAAATAATACAATGGTTGGCAATAAATAAAAATGGAATAACAAAAGTGCGTAAAACAAAGCCTGACTTAGATTGGAACGAAATAGCTGTACAGTTGAAATTAGAAATACCTGATGATATTTTTAAAAGACCAATTATAGATGCTAAATTAGAAGTGAAAGATGTACCCAATAATGCGTATGACACAGAAATTATAGTAAACACAAAAGAACTTATTGAACAACAAACTGGAGCAAAAATTAATTTTACTGTTGTCAGAGAAGAAAAGGAATAACTATGACCACAGATAAAACAAATAAAAAACCTTGCGAGTTGGGTGCAGTTTACGACCCACAGTGCAAAATGTGCATAGAAGCTAATAAAGAAGACTGGGAAAAGGAAGTAAAAAAAGCATTCCAAATAGGAGACAATATGATGGATATTTTTATTTATAGACTATCTAGTATCCTATCCACCAAAGAAGCTGAAATAAGGAAGGAGGAAAGGGAAAGAATCTTAGAATATGTAATAGACAAAGGGTATGTACCTTACTTAGGAAACAACGTTCAATGGATAGGCAAACCAGTTAAGGTGTTAGCACAACAAGATTTAATAGAATTCTTAAACAATGTAAAATAAGCCGAAGACCTTAGCTAAGGTAATAAACTTATGGTTACTAGATAAACTCAAATAAAACATATGACACCAAGTGGAATATCAGATGAAAGACACAGAAGAAATGTAATATGGCTCGAAACAAGGGAAATTAAAAACCCTATTGTTAAATGGGTCAAGAGAATTTATAGACTAATTTTAATCAAATAATCACATGACACAAATAGATAACTTGGAACTTGCTAATAAAACAAGAGAAGAAATTGCCGTGCAAGCATACCACAAAGACGGACTAGACCTCACAACCACAAGAGAAATATTGTTAGAATCTTTTAAGGAGGTCGAAACGCTAGCTAAGCAAGAAGAAAGAAAAAGAGTGGTAGATTGGGCAGAAGATAAAAAAGAGAAATGCCAGAAACTAAAAACTGGTGAATACCTTACCGAAACACCACAATACTTTGAAGGTAAAATTGCAATATTAGATGACTTAATTAACCAATTAACCAATGACAATAACTAAAACACAAATAATAGATAAGGCTAAATATGAACTTTTAAATAAGTTTCCTAATGGATTATGGAGTCATCCAAGTAACATTGCCGACCCAAGGACGCACCAAGTAATGCAATTCCTTGAAACATTTCTCTCAGATACCATAGATAAAGTAATGGAGGAATTAAGTATAGAGAAGAAAATCAAAACCTCTTGGGACGAAATTGGTGATGAATACTACAAAGACGGTTGGAACGAAGCTGTAGACCAATTAAATAAATTAAAAGAACAAATAAAGAATAACTAATATGCGAGAAATAAAGTTTCGTGCGTGGAATTTAGATACTAAAACAATGGACGATTACGAACAAATTAAACATTTGGCTATGACGTTTTTTACTAATCCTTTATCTATTCCAATGCAATACACTGGACTACTCGACAAAAATGGAAAAGAGATATACGAAGGAGATATTGTAAAATACGACCAAGGCAATGGAGAAGTGATGTGGTACGACCAAAACAACTTTCTCGGTTATTATATTCACAGAAACGATGGTGGAAACCCAATTACTCAATATGCCCACAGAAATTTATTAGAGTATGTAAATATTGAAATTATCGGCAACATATACGAGAATCCAGAACTACTTAACTAATATGAACAATCAAGAATATAGCTGGTGGCAAAAAATACTAGTAAATTTAATAGAAAAATACGATAAATGGTATTTCAACTGTTCCAAAAATAGACATCGTTGGGGGTATAAATTATCCAAATCAGGTGTAGTTTATATGGACGATAACCAAGTACCAGATGAACTTTGGGAATGCTTAGACTGTGGCGTTAAGAAATCTAACTAACAACTAATATAATTATATGGATATACAAAAAATGGTAGACGCAATGATGTCAAAAGACAGGGAAGAAAGATTATCAAACTCAAGCCAACTTTTACTGGGAGAACTTAAACTTAAACTAGACTCTGTAATTGATAAAACAAAACCTATTGAATTTGATTTTGGAATGAAGCCAGCAGGTGCAAGTAGTTGGCGAGGTAGTTATCAAGAACTAGGACTTGAATATTCAAATGAAGGAGGAGGTTCAGCTAATTGGAACTCTAATGAGGTTGAGTGGGAAAGCGAAGATAAAGAATACAAATCTTATAAATCTGATACTTTTGAATTAAAAACAAACCCTACAACTCAAGATTTCCTAAACATGCTAAATGCTCTGACAGATAAAGAAATGGTTGGATATAAAGGAGGAGACTTTAAAATGCACAAAGGAGTTGCTGTTTATCTAGGTAATTATGGGGAAAGTAGTGTAGATAATTATTTTGGAAAAGAATGGGTAACTGTTGCCCCAGTTGATATAAAAGAAGAACAAGATAAAGTAGTTATTATTACTAGTGAAGTTGATTATTAACCCCCCCAACCTACACCTATAAGATAAATAACATGAAATACATAATACTTACATGTAGCTTAATTTGTGTAGTACTAGGAGCAAATCTCCTGTACTACCTATACAAACCAGAACCACAACTAACAATTAAATTTAACCAAAGTTACACAGGTAGAGTTATACCTATCGAACAAGACTTAACTAAATACCACTGCATAGAACTTAATAGATTAAACAGTGGTAAATTAAAGTTCTGTACACTTAGGCAAAAGATGGACGCCACAACTACACCCAGAGTTATGGGGGAGTTTAACAAACTAACTGACACTATACGATTAGACAAAGACTCACCTAATGACCGTATACTTCATGAGGTATTTCATTCATGCAGTGTGCAGAACATAGAAGAAGAACTAAAAGCACAGTGCTTTCAATCATTTTATTTACAACTTATTGACTTAAATATTCTTAATTAATATACTATATATATGAATCTAACTATAGAAGAACTTAAAAACTTATCAGTATTGCTAAGTGTTGGAAAGTGGACGCTTAATGCACAAGAAAGTGCTATCCTTATTTCTCTTTTAAATAAAATAAACGAGGAAATTAAAAAACAAAGCACTGAACCTACAGAAACAGCAGAAGCTAATTAATATGAAAATTTTGCTAAGCGGGGCGAGCGGAATGGTCGGCTCACATGTTTTAAAATACCTATTAGAAAATACAGACCATGATTTTATATGTGTTTGTGGGTGGGAACACAAAGGCGAACCAGAGAAAGTTTTATGGGCAATTAAAGGATACAAGGAAAGGGTAAAGATAGTAACACACGACCTGTCTAAACCATTTACCCTAAGAGTTGAACAGGCTATTGGACAAGTGGACTACATCCTTAACATTGCCTCAGACTCTCACGTTGACCGCTCAATCACCGATCCAGTGGACTTCATACAAAATAACGTAAATCTTTGTCTTACAATGCTGGAGTACGCAAGAAAGGTAAAACCTAAGCTATTTTTACAATTCTCAACCGACGAGGTCATGGGTGTTGCAAAGGAGGGTGTTAATCACAAAGAATGGGAACCACATATTCCTAGTAATCCTTATGCTGCCAGCAAAGCAGCACAGGAAGACATAGCAATAGCGTATTGGCGTACTTATGGTGTGCCAGTTGTAATTACAAATACAATGAATGTGTACTCTGATAGACAAGATTGGGAGAAATTTATACCCCTTTGTGTAAAAAAAATATTAACTGGTGAAGAAATACAAATACATGCTTACCCAGGGGCTACAAAGGCTGGGTCTAGGTACTACATCCACGCTGATTCAGTGGCTGAAGCAATTTCATTTCTTATAGGGAAAACACCCTCAATGTATCCAGATTCAGATAGACCCGACAGATACAACATAGTTGGAGACATTGAGATGGATAACCTATCACTAGCCTTAATAATTGGTAAAACACTTGGGAAAAAAGTTCTATATAAGTTAGTAGATTTCCACACAAGCAGGCCAGGACATGATCAACGTTATGCACTAGATGGAACAAAACTTGCTAATATGGGATGGAAACCAACTGCTAACTTTGCTCAAAAAATTCAAGAAACAGTCACTAGTCTAAGAGATAGATATATCAAAGAATATGGAAATTAAAACAACTAAAGGAGAAATAATAATTGTGGATAAAGATGATTTTGAAAAATTAAGTAAATATAGATGGTATATAAATAAGGCTGGATATGCGGCTAATGATAGTAAACCCAGAAAGGTAATGCACAGATTTATATTAAGTAATCCTAAAGAACATGTAGACCATATAAACAGAAACAAACTTGATAATAGAAAATGTAATTTAAGACTTTGTAATCAATCGCAAAATACAGCTAACACTAAATTAAACAAAAATAGTAAATCTGGCTATAAAGGGGTTTCTTGGAGCAAAAAATACAAAATATGGACAGTGTATTTAACAAAAGATTATAAACATATATACGGTGGTGGTTTTAAATCACCAATAAAGGCAGCTAAACGTTACAATGAATTAGCATCTCAACTATTTGGTGAGTTTGCAAACCTAAACAAGATATAGTTTTTTGACCTTTAATATTAATAAATAATATACTAACCATATGAAGAAGAAGAAAGGAACAACTGTAAAAATGCCTAAAGGGTATAAGAACGCAATGTTTAGAGGAACAGTAAAATAATATGCTAACGGAAACAGAAATTAACAATTTATTGGCCATAATCAGCAGACCAGGAACAACTATTGCCGCCAACGAAGCTAAAGTAGTAAGTGATTTACAAGAAAAGCTAACATCTCTTTTACCTATTAAAGAGGAAGCTAAGTAGTATGTATTCAGTGGTGATTGCCAACTATAACTATGGGAAGTATCTCAAAGAGGCTATCGAGTCAGCCTTATTAGTCACAGACGATGTAATTGTTATTGACGACGCGTCCACCGACAACTCCCTTGAGGTAATAATGAAATTTGAAGGTAAGATAAGCTACGGATCACACCTACAAAATCAAGGGGTATCTAAAAGTAGAAATGAAGCCATACGAAGAGCCAAATATCCATACATAATCTGCTTGGACTCAGATGATATTCTCAACCCTGAGATAAAAAACATTACACCCACAACAGACCTAGTAGCTATTGGTGTACAGCACTTTGAAGGGCGTAACGATGTACAACTTCCCCCAGACAACATCTCACTTGAATTACTCAAACAAGGGAACGTTATGCCTGTATCATCCCCATTTTCAGTTAGTACCTGGAGGATGGTTGGAGGATTTAGAGAGGATTTATCAGGCCTTGAAGACTATGACTTCTTTGTCCGATGTTTACAAGCAGGAGCTACAATAAGCTCAGTAAGACAACCACTCTTAAACTATCGAATACACGCAGGAGGAAGAAACGTAGAGGCTACTAAAAATTACCAAGAACTATATAAACAAATCTGGAATACATGAAAATAATAACAACCGACTTTCACAAATACGACGCTAACTGGTGGGACAAACTATACGTCTCTCACACTCACCAAGAAAGCGACACAGAAAGAAACAACCACCTCGACGCCCAAGCTATCATAGGATATGGCTCGGTAATAGACTTTGGGTGTGGACATGGGTACTTCTCAAAGTACGTAACAGGAGACTATCTTGGACTAGACTGGTCACCAGAGGGAATTAAGAAAGCTACGGAAATAAATCCTGGTAAAGAGTTTGTAGTAGCTGATGCTCTCACATATGATGCGGGGAGACAATTTGACTATGCTGTAGGGTTTGAAATCTTTGAACACCTAGAGAACCCAAAACTCTTGGTAGATAATATGTTAAAGCACGCCCCTGTAGCTATATTCTGTTTTCCAAAAGGGGATTTCTCTGAGATAACAGCTAAAAACGACACTGACTTACTTAACAACGTAGGTATACATGATCACGACTATCATTACGCAAATTATTATAGGGAAGACATACTTCAAATGTTTCCTAATGCAGAGATTATTGAGAAGGAGATAGACTTCATGGTAATAGTAAAAAGAGATGTGGTGGACTCAACTAACTAACAGAGAAATACTGGTAAGTAAAATAGACCAACAAATAACCCTAGAGCAGTGGATAAAACTAGTAAATAAATAATATGTTCATAAGTAAAAAAGACCTAGATAACCTAGAAATAAAATTAAGACAAGAATATAAAGAATACTTTGACGGGAAAATAGTAGAATGGAATATGCATCTTCAAAACACTCTTAAAAACCCAGAAGAAAAACCTCGACAAAAGACAAAGAAAGTTGTAGACTAAAATACATGGAAGAAAATAAGCAAAATCAAGTAGAATCAACCAGGGGTAACCCAGAAATAGCTAACTATGCTCATTTAGGAGGTCAAGCAAGGGAGGGTACAAAGAATAAAAAGACTTTAGCTAAAGAACAAGCATGGAAAGCATACGAGCAAACAATGATTGACGCTTTATGGAGAGTTACAAAAGCTCAATTACTTGTTGCTTGTGGTTCTCATATGATATTTCGCATAGATACTATAACTGACGAGAAAGGTAAGAAGACAAGAAAGAAACCAGTTAGAGTAACAGAGGAATGGGAAATAGAACACTTTGTAGACATGTATGTAAATGAAGAATTAAATAGTGAAGCAGACGAGCAGTATTATTTTGCAACAGCTATAGACCCTAATACTTCCGCTATATCAGATATACTGGATAGGTTAAATGGAAAGCCAAGACAAACTACCGACATAACCACCAATGGTAAAGACCTACCAACACCCATAATACAATTACCTAAGACAGAACAATAGTGTTCTGTGAACTAGATATTATACCTGTTCGGTATACATTCAGTCAGGAGCCTGAAGTATCTAGTCCATAGCACATTATGTTTCAACAAACTACCGCTTTTAATAAAATAGCCAAGCTAAACAAAAGAATTAGAATAGTACAAGGTGGGACATCTGCCTCTAAAACCATTTCAATTCTTCTTTACCTCATAGCAAAGGCACAATCAGATAAGAAGCCAACACTTACTTCTGTTATTTCTGAATCAATACCTCACTTAAAGCGTGGGGTTATAAGAGATTTTAAGAACATACTACAGTCACATAACTATTGGAAAGATGACTTATGGAACTCTACCGACTCAACATATACCTTTGAAACAGGAAGTAAAATAGAGTTCTTCTCAAGTGATAACGGGGATAAATTGCGTGGTGCCAGACGTGACAGACTTTTCATAAACGAGTGTAACAACGTAGAGTTTGAAGCCTTTGAACAGCTTGAAGTACGTACTAAAGAATTTATATTCCTAGACTTTAACCCTTCTAACGAGTTTTGGGTGTTTGAACATATCTTAAACCAGCGTGATGACTATGACTATATTATCCTCACCTATAAAGATAATGAGGCACTGGATGAAAATATTATAAAAGCTATCGAACAACGTAAATCACGTGCAGGCTGGTGGAAAGTGTACGGAGAGGGACAACTGGGAGAAGTGGAAGGAAAGATTTACCGTGGCTGGGACATTATAGACGAGATACCACACCAAGCAAGACTAGAAAGACGAGGAATAGACTTTGGATACACTAATGATCCAACGGCTATTATTGACGTATATTACTTTAACGGAGGGTATATTTTAGACGAGGTATGTTATCAAAAAGGCATGAGTAATAAGCAGATAGCCGACCTCATTAATAACCTGGACAAGATACTCTGTATCGCAGATTCAGCCGAACCAAAGTCAATCGACGAACTTATTTCCTATGGAATAAACGTAATCCCTGCCAAGAAAGGTCCTGACTCAATTAGGCAAGGAATACAGTTTGTACAAATGCAACGTATCTCCATGACCAAGCGGAGTATTAATTTAATCAAAGAATACCGTAACTATCTGTGGAAGATAAACAAGGACGGGAAGGTATTGAATGAACCAGAGGGGGGACTCGACCACGCCCTGGATGCTGTACGCTACGCTATCAACTCAATAGTGAATAATGTGTCCATGCAAGACAGAGCACTCAGGGAGCGACAGACATTCCAAAACAGGCTTACTAACATGAAGGCCTTTAATGTATAGTGGTTTTTTGCTTTTTAAAATTCAGTTATATATAATTTAAATACTTGCGGTAACATTCCACAAAAATGTTACAAACACTACCGATTTTTGCCGAGATAGACAGGCAGAATGAAAACTACAACAATGGCTATATTACCCTTGTAGATGGCCTTACTTTTTCTCAATGGCAAACCCTTAAAAAGATAGAGTTCTACTCAAACTCAAAGTATCTTACAGGGGACAAGGACGAACTAGGGAGAGATAAACCCTTTTACAATATAGTTAACTACCGCGTGAACGTAGCCGTGCGTGCTACGGACATAGACGTAAAGGACATAAAGATAGTATCTGACAACCCAGAGTTTCAGGAATATGCTTTCCTCTATGACCATGAGGCGTATGAATGGATGAAACAATCTGACTTTTCGCTTTTCCTAAATCAATTTGGACAAACTAGAGCGAGATACGGAGGAGTACTGGTAAAAAAATGCCAATACAAAGAACCAGGTGAACAAGAAGAACTAGAGATTGAAGTTGTACCCTGGAAAAATGTTGTCACTGACCCTGTGAACATCGCCAAAGGCAACATCATTGAAAAACACTACATGCTCCCTAACGAGTTAGCGGAGAAAGACGGTGTTTGGGAGAACGTAAAAGAAGCCCTCAAGCTAGGCTCTAAGCAACAAAAGAACCAACAAGGTGGATACGCTGAAACTGAAACTAACCGTATTCCTGTATTTGAAGTAACTGGAGTATTCCCAGAAACCTTTGACCCAGAAATAGGGGACATGGGAGATGAGACTGTCTTTAAACTTATGCGATTTGTGGTCGCAGGAGACGCAGAGAAAGTACTTCTATTCAAGGAAGATCTAGACGAATCACCGTATAAATACCTTCCATGGGAGAACGTACCAGGACGAGGATTAGGGCGTGGAGTAGTTGAAGAAGGATTCGAGGCACAGAGATGGACTAACGATTCAGTGATTGGGGAGACTAACGCTATGACTCTTTCTGGAAAAGTAGTAATGGTTACTGACTCAGGTGACGTGGGGAATAATGCGATAACTGACCTGGTAAATGGTTCGGTAATCAAGGTTAAGCGTGGAGAAATGGTGCAGTCACTCTCACTTCTTCCATCTTCTTTCCCAGAATACAATAACCTTAAAACCTCATGGGACACCCAACTACAACGCTCTACTAATACATTCGATGCTGTGACAGGAGAGACTATGCCTTCAGGAACTCCACTAGGATCCCTTGCGATTCAAGCTCAACAAGCCTCAAGTTACTTTGACTATAAGCGTGAAGAAGCAGGAATATTTATCACCGAACTGTTTAACGACTGGGTGCTACCGTTCCTTGCTAAAAGAATCAACAAAGAACATATCCTTAACTCAGAGTTCTCAGGCGATGAACTTACCAAAATCGACGAGTCATTTGCAACTCACCTGGTAAACGAAGAAGTAAAGGCAAAGATCCTTTCAGGACAGATTGTATCTCCAGAAGAGTACATGGCAGGAATTGACTTCACCAAGCAAAAGCTAGCCCAACGAGGACAACGTAGATTCTTGGAAGTACCAGCAGGATATTTCAAAGACTTCAAACCAAAAGTATCGGTAATCGTAACTAAGGAACTTCAAGACATAGACGTTGAAAAGAAGAACCTTGAATACATCTCACTCATCCTTGCGAAGAATCCTCAGGCTATGCAAAACCCTGTAATGGCCAAGATTATAGGAAGAATGGCGGAACTCTCAGGCGTTCTTTCTCCAGGAGATTTAGCAGCCATGTCGGCACAACCTGCTCAACCAGGCTCTATGCCACAGCAACAGACAGCAACCGCAGCAATGCAAAACGCAGAAGCCGTACTTCCTGAAGCACAAAAGTAACTATGAAAAAAATATATATAGTTAGAAAATATGTATTAGCAAACAACGCCCCAGAAGCCATTAGAAAAGAAAAGCTACAAAAAGTAGACGACTGCTATGCAGAAGAAAAATCAATTAATAATTACATAGAGTCTCTAACACCTATAAAGATTAAAGAAGTGGGTTTTAAAAAGTAACATGAATCAACTACACCAGTTTTACATCAATCAGGAAATGAGAGAAGCAGTAAAAGAGTTTCTCTTCAACCACCTCAAGGAAATCACCATCAACAAGGCGTTTGCAGGTGAGTCTACCGATGGCATTGTAGAGGCTAAAAATGCCCTCTCTAACGCCTTCAAACAGTTAGATGACAAATATGGTACGCCTATAAAAACTAAGGCTACCAATGTAAATGAATAAACGGATATCGGTTCCGCCCAACAACGAACTAAAAGCTGTTATCGTTCAGATGAAAAACGCTAAATCAATTATCATTTTATGACAAATGAACAAGAGAACTTACAAGAAGAGGTATTGCAAACAGAACAAGATCAACCTGTTGAAACCGAATCTATAGACCAGGAAGAAGCAGAAGAATCGCAAGAGGAAACTGTCACCCTTTCCAAATCAGAATTTACTAAGCTCAAGAGGCAAGCAATAGCCTACAAGAGCCAAAAGGAAAACCCTCCTGCTCCAAAAGAGAAAAAGGGAAGCTCAGATATTAATAAAGACGAGCTGTACTTGGTTGCGAAAGGATATGACGACGACGCCATAGCCCAACTCCAAATCATTGCCCGTGGAAGTGGAACTACTATGAAGGAAGCTCTCGAGAATCCTTTATTTAAGTCCTACGAAGCTAAACAAAAGGAAGAGGAGAGACGAGCGAAAGCTAAGTTAGGTGCCTCTAATAGTTCTGGATTCCAATCAGGAAAGCCAGCTATTACGCCAAACATGTCTCAAAACGACCACAAGGCAGTATGGGCAAAAATGTCCCAAAATCTTAAATAATATCTGGGAAGTGTTATAGGTTGCGGTAATGCGAATTTACAAACCTAATAATAAATAAACATTATTCTATGGCATTTCCATCAGGGCAAGAGACAACAACAACTCTAGCCTCATTCATCCCAGCTGTATGGGGGGAGAAGATCAACGACTTCTTCAAATACAACATTAACCTAGCTTCTTTCTTCACCGACAGAAGTGCGGAACTAGTAGCAGGTGGTAACACTCTCTACACACCTAACCTAACTGAAATGTCTGCTAACGCAGTATCAGTAGGAACGGCTGTAACTCTTAACAACACTACTGAAACTAAGATCACTCTTACAGTAGACCAATGGTACGAAGTGTCATTCGGTATCCCTGACTCTGTAGCTGCTCAATTCAAGCAGTCTTACGCAGTACAAGAAAGATACGCAAAAGACGCTGCCTACACTATTGCAGTTAAGCTAGAAGTGGCACTCGCTACTTTGTTCTCAGGATTCTCTACGGTAGTAGGAGCTTCAACAACTAACCTTGCTGACTCTGAAATCCGTGCAGCAATCGCAGCTCTTGAGTCTGCAGGTGTTCCTCTTTACACAGGTGAAACTGCTTTCTTCCTACACCCTAACGTGTTCTGGAAGCAAGTTCAAAACATTGACAAGTTCTCACTTGCAATCAACTCACCAGTAAACGACCCTACAGCTAAGAGACCAGACGCTATGCTTTACGGTATCCCTGTATATGTGTCTCAAAACATCCAATACGTTTCTTCTACAACTGGTAGAAACAACGCCTTGGCTCACAAGGACGCTCTACACTGGGCAACTTCTGCACTAGGTGGAGGAGGTTCAATGTCAGGTTCTATGGTAGGTTCTTCAGGTATCCGTGTTCAATCTCACTATATCCCAGAATATCTAACAACTGTAACAACAGCAGATATTCTTTACGGTGTAATTGAAAACCGTGATAACGCTGGAATCTTGATTCGTTCAGCTAACTAATAACTAGTTACTTGCTTGGGGGGACGACCTAATCAATCTCCCCAAGTCAATTAGGCAGTAACTTTAAATATATGAATGTAATAATCTCAAATAAATTAACACGCACAAGCGACGGCAAAGACTTTCGTACAGGAAAGAACATTAGAAAGATATTCCACCCAGATGGAACTATGGAAATCTGGGAATGCGACGGGTCATATAACCCTATAAAAAGAATCAAATAATGAGGGTATATTTTATTGCGGGAACATACGAATCATGCGGCTACGTGAGGTGTCTGCAACCCCTCCAAGCTAATGGCTGGGACGGGGATAGAGTTACAAGGTTCTCTCCTAAACCAGACCCACAAAGAATGATACAAGGAGCCATGAATGCCGACATTGTAGTCTTTCACCGACCAATCCAAAAAGAAATGTACGAGGCAGCCAAGCTTCTTAAGGAAGCAGGAAAGAAGATAGTCATGGACAACGACGACACCTATCGAGCTAATTCAGGAGTACCAGTGCAGATGTTTGGGAAAGATAGGGAGAAACTAGACACGGCCATTGGGTACATTAACGAGCAACTAAAGAAGTTTGCTGAACTTGCCGACATGGTAACGGTCACCACGGAGTTTTTAAAGAAGGAATACGAACAATGGAACAAGAATGTTGTGGTATTACCCAACTGTGTTGACCCATTCGACTGGGATGAACCTGTTACAAATGATACGGGAAAGATCCGCTTACTTATCACGGGCTCTGTAGCTTCTAACAAAGACTATGAAAATATAATCCCTCTATTGGACAAGTTGAAAGACAGAAAGGACGTGCAAATCATCCTCCAAGCGTTACCAGCTGACAAGCCAGAACTTAAAGAAAGCAGGGAAGTATACAAGCCAGAAATAGAATTCTGGAACAAGTACAATGTGGAATGGTACCCGTTCATGTCACTCAATGAATATCTGGAATTTCTTCCGACTCTTAAAGCTGACATTATGCTCATCCCACGTCATGACAATTACTTTAACCGCTGTAAATCTAACCTCAAGTTCTTAGAGGCTTCGATGTGCAAAATGGCGACAGTAGCCCAGTCATTCCCCGACGGCAACTCACCCTATGAAGTAGACAAAGAAGACAGGGAATATATGCTCCTTGCGACCACTCCAGAAGACTGGACAAGGGGGGTAATCGATTTATTGGATAACCCAAGCCAGATTGATATACTCAAGGAAAAGGCCCATAATTACGTGAAAAATAAGTACGATATTAACAAAAACGCCCATAAATGGGCAGATGCATACAAAACACTATGAATAGAACATTAACATATAAAAACGACAAGGCAGTAGAGTTAATAAAGGAATTTAAAACACTCTCAACCGAAGTAAAGAGAATCACCGATGATATTAACAAACTGGAAGAGGAAAGAAATAAGGTAGCTATTAAGGGTCAGAAAGTCAAGGATAAGTTAAACCCAATTGTACAAAAACTCACCAAGTTAGATGAAGGAGAGTTCGAGGTGGTTACAAAGGTAGAAAGCAACGAAAAAGGGGAGTTAGTAGTAGAATTTGCCGACATGCTCGGAGAGTGGAAGAAAGCATGGAAAGAGAGAAATAAGAAATAATTTAATTAATAGAGGCCACATCAGGGAGAGGCAATAACTTAAAGGTTACCGCAATCTTGCCTCCCCCTAACGTGGTCTTTATTATTTGACTAGCACAGTCTAAATCTATATACTTGAATTAATTGCGGGAACCATATAACCAAAATGGATTTCTCAAACACTACTACAAAACAAGGGCTTGTTCAGGACGCTCTATGGTGGGTTAATGCCGACCTAAACAGCTACCCGAATACTGACATGGTTCGCTCTGCAAACATGGGTCTCAACGAAGTTGTTGGGATTATTCTTGGTGCAGATGGACGATGGCAATTTGACGACACTAACTATACTGACCTTCCAATCGGAACTACTAACCTAGTAATCAACCAGCAGGACTACGGTATTTCTACCGACATGGTGGACATTACCAGAATAGAGTGTAAAGACGTTAATGGAAATTGGCAACTGCTTGTTCCTTTTGACCAACGAGATCTTACACCGCCACTTGGAAACCCTACTCCAATCGGAACCCTTACAGCTAATGCTACTTTAGGAGGGAATAATTATTCTCTCACTGATTTTATGAATACTCCTGGTACCCCAGTTTACTATGACAAGATAGCTAACTCTATTTTTCTATACCCAAAACCATCATATAACTCTGTAGGGGGCCTCAAAGTGTATTTCCAAAGAAAGCCTAGTTATTTTACCACATCCTCATATGTGAGTACTTCCAACTGGGTGGACACAACACGCCCTGGATTTGCCAATCACCTACACAGATACATTTCATACTACATGGCCAAAGATTACGCCGTAGCTAAAATGCTTACAGGTAACAAAATAACTTCTTTAATGAACGAGCTTGCAACTATGAAGCAAACAATCATTGATTTTTATTCTTCAAGAAAAAAAGATGACAAGGTGAGAATGATTGCACGTAATACACCAAGCCAATAATTATGACTACCTTTAGTAACCAAAGCAAAAACACATCCAGCTATTCTAATGGTACAAAAAATACCAGTTCTTTTACCAATCAAAGTAAATCAACAAATCTAACTGGATATGCATATAACTCTTCGTATGCCTATAACAACGCGAGCGTGGAATACAACTATGTAATTGGAGGGATAACATATTCTAACCAATCAAAAAATGCTTCAAGCTATTCCAATCAAAGTTTGAACTCGTCGAGCTGGACTAACCAAGTAAAATCATGAGCATAAACTATCCTACATCACTTGATGACTTCACCAATCCCGTAAGTACTGATACTACTACGGCTGTTGACCATGCACTTCAACACTCAAACATAAATGATGCGGTAGAGGCTCTAGAAGCTAAAGTTGGTGTAAATGGTTCTGCTGTGAATACCACAATTGATTATAAATTATCTGGCGTTGCAACAGGTGATAAGGCGGTAAGTAAAACAGGAACTGAAACGCTTACAAATAAAACACTTACAAGCCCAGTCCTTACTACACCTGCATTGGGGACTCCAGCATCTGGAGTGCTTACAAACGCAACAGGACTTCCTTTGACTACAGGGGTGACTGGAACTCTTGGTGTTACAAACGGTGGAACAGGTACAAGTACACAATTGACTCAAGGTTCTTTAGTATTTGCAGGAGCATCGGGAGTGTACACGCAAGACGCTTCTAACTTATATTGGGACGATACTAATAATCGTTTAGGACTTGGAACTAATAATCCAGGTGCATTTTCTGGTATATCAACTATTCGTTTGGAAATGGCTGACGGTCTCGGAAATAACTCAGACGTATTGCAGCGTGTTGCAGGTGGTGGTTGGGGGGCGTATTATCTTATGGCATCTCAAGGAACTGTTACAAGCCCAACGACAATCTCAAGTGTGGGTAACTTTGGTGAGTTTGATTTTGGTGGGTACGATGGCTCTGCATATAGAAGCGGTGTATCTATTCTTGGTTCGGTAGACGGAACTCCTGGTGCGGGGGCCATGCCTGGAAGACTAATTTTCTCTACCTCACCAAGCGGGTCTGTTACTCCTACAGAAAGAATGCGTATTGATTCTTCTGGGAATGTATCCATTACAGGTACGCTTGGATATAGAACAGGGTCAGGAGGAGCGGTAACTCAAGGAACTTCACGTACTACAGGAGTTACATTAAACGCTATTTGTGGGGCTATAACCTTAGTCTCTGCCGCTGGGTCTACTACTCCCGCTACCTTTACCGTGACTAATTCAAAAGTAGCGGCAACTGACACCATCATAGTCAATCAAAAGTCAGGAACAGATAAATATACAATCGACGTAACAAATATTTCTGCAGGTTCTTTTGACATTACTTTTAATACAAAATCAGGTACTACTACCGAACAGCCAGTCTTTAACTTTGCTGTTTTGAAGGCGGTAACAAGTTAAAATATATGGCATACAAATTTGAAAAAAATTATAACGGGGGGCAAGATATAGTAATCGAAGGATGGGAGAAAGGTATTGCACCTTCTCCTTATGCAGGGATTGCTGATATTCGTGGAGTAAATGTGTCCGACATTCCAGGAGCTGTGTTTGCGAGTGCGGCCACAAGTAATAACTTGCAATATTCTTTAACTAACAGCACTTATTTGGGTCTTGCAAAAACATTTACGGCAGATGCTTCTACAGATAGAATTACCATTTCAGGAATTACCCAAGAATGGGATTTTACCGTGGTTCAATTTACCAACTCAGGAGGTGCATTACCAGGTGGACTGTCAGCTGGGACTAACTATTATTTAAGGTACATAACAACTACGGGAGTATATAAAGTAGCAACTAGCCTTGCGAATGCTGTTTTAGGTACCTATGTAGACATAACAAGTGCAGGTACGGGAACACACACCGCAACAAGTACAAATATAGGTATAATCAACGCCACAGCAAAAGACGACAGAACAGGCTATATCTATGCCATCGACCAAAATAACAGAGTATGGTGCAACAGTGTTCCTGCAGGTTCAACTGCTAAATGGACACTTATTACAGGGAATACGTTAACTAACGGACAAGGAAATGGTATAGCAATTTGGCAAAACTATTTACTTGCATTTAGAGGTGCAAATATAGACGTATTTGGACCACTTGGGACAGATTATTCGGGGGGGTCATGGACAAATTCATGGCAATCAATGAACTCTCCCAATGCTTATACTGGTCTTCATAAAACTTTTGTGGCCAGTAATAATATTTTGTATTGGACTGACTACACCTCTGCAACTACAGGTAGAAACCCAGGGTATATTGGAAGCCTGAACCTAACGTCTTCTTCTGCTTTTCTTCCTGGAACAAGTTCGACCTATACATATAATAATCAAGCCCTTGACCTACCAGACAATGAGGAACCTGTAGCACTTAATGAGTTAAACGGGAGTTTAGTTATTGGGGTAAATTTATCAGGTACAAACTCTTCTGGATCGGTGTCAAAAATATATTCATGGGACACTGTTTCTCCGTCATTCAATATACCGCTTATTATCCCAGAGTCACCAATTTACGAGATAGTTAATGCCAACAATATAATTTATGTATTTTGCGGGTGGCGTGGAAGAGTGTATAAGACAAACCTAGCAACAATAGCCGAAGCATTTAAAATTCCAGACCAAATGTATTTACCAAATAGCTCTATGGGTAACGAGGGATTGCCTTTATTTGGGGTTACCTCGCAATACCAAAATGGTGGCCTGTATAAAATTACGTTTGGTAAACAGGCAAGAGTGACAAGAAGAAAAATAATGTTTTGCGTAAATTTATATGGATCTACTGCCTTGTGGTCGTATGATTCAATTGCAGGTAATTTGCAAATAGACGCCAAGCCTTCTAACGGGTATGGTTCAAGTAATACCGACTCACCAGAACTATACGGGGTTGAGATATTAAACTCAGTGACTAGTGCAAGTACAATTGGAACAGAAATAATCTTCTTTGGTTTGTATTATAACGGTTCCACCTCATATACAATTGACCTGTATAATCCGATTACACAGCACAATGACAGCAATTTTGGTTCGTATAACGGAAGCTTTGTTACAGATTTAGTCCAAACAGGAACAACAAACAATAGCAAGACTTTTGAACAACTTGAGTACATATTAGATAGAAATATGGTTTCTGGTTCTGGACTTAAAATCTACTACAGAAATAAAATAGGATCTGCCTGGACTTTACTTTCTACGGAAGACTACGCAACATATGGAGGGGTTAACTCACGTGTTGTTGATTTTCCGTTGAGTGACGCTAAGTGGGTTCAAATTAAGGTCGAACTTAACCCATACACAGTGTTGAGACAAATAAGACTACGCTAATATGGATCAATTAAATCAAAACTCATCGTTCCCCTCATACCACACACATAACGGTGCCGACGGTACTCCACAACTAGATGAATCAACTTCAATTAAAAATACTAGAAGATATGTAATCTTACCCATAGTGCCATCTACCAACTCAAATACAGTTACCTCAACAATAGGAGGAGATTTTGTTATGCCTTTTGATGGGTATGTAACTGAGGTGGGTGCTACAGTGGATACAGCAGGGGTAACTGGCACCATGCAAATAGACATAAACAAAAACGGTACAAGTATTTTAACAACTAAAATTACTATAGACTCAACTAAAAAAACCAGTAGAACCGCGACCACTCCTGCAGTTATAGATACATCTATGAAAGGGTTTTCCGTGGGAGACATATTTACTTTTGACGTAGACACTATTCAAACAACTCCCGCAAAAGGACTGAAAGTGTTTATAAACTGCATTAAAACCTAATATGTCTATCACTATTGTATCTTCAAGCTATACCCAAACTTCAACTTCAGTAAGTGTATCTGTTCCAATGGACAGACTGGTTTTAATAGTGGCAACAAGTACTAACTCAGCCCCCACATTTAACAGTGTGTCATTAACTGCTTCAAACAGTACCACGTCTGACTATTATTGGTGGAGAATGGTAGACCCACCCATTGGTACGTACTCTTTAGCAGCCAATTCAAATACTATTTTGGCCTATTTCTTATTGGACAATGTAAACCAAACCACACCTTTAAGTACGCAGATGACCATAAACTCAACCACGTTAAATGCTAACGGTACCGTATATAACGTTCAAGGAGACAATTCGACCCCTCGTCCTACATGGTTTGGAGTTGCAAGCATTACCTATCCTGGAGGAGTACCGATTTCTGCTACGTCAGTTACAGGAGGTTCAATACTGGCCAATACATATTCCACCTTTAATGTAGCTAGTTTTACTATTCCTGGAGTAAATACAACCTCATCTGCCTATACTATTAATTACAACACAACAGGAGTAGGGGCATTTGCTTGTCCCTCACCGTCATGGATATTCTTAAATGAAGAACAAATTACCAGGGAAATACCGCAAATGATCATTATATGATTTTTTGCTTTTTATAAACCCTATATATTATAATTAAGTTAAATTGTTAGGATTGCGACAGTTGTTAAAATATGGCAACAACTAACACGTTCACAGGAGCCTCAGCGGTTCCATTCAACCCTAATACCCAGTCTTTTGGTACTACACCTACACAAACTAACTCATATTCAATGGGTTCGGTTAATTTAAATACTGGAGTCTCAACACCCGCCCAACAGTCCACACCAGTGACTCCTATTCAGCCTGCAACTATACCCAACCAACAAAACATCTCTACTTTTGGAGCAAATAAGATAGAGTTGCCTAAAAGTACTTACCAGGCCCCAACAGCTAGTAGTGTAGTCAACCCAATTCCGAGCATGTTAACCTCTTTAACAATGCAACAGGGTCCACAACAGCAAGCTGCGAATAGTATAAGTAATCAAATATTAAGTTTAATACCAAACCTCCAAGGTGAGTCTGCTGCTTTGACACAGGAGCAAACAAACAGAAATGTTCCACAATTGCAACAACAGCTTTTAGATTACAACAACCAAATAATCCAAAAACAAGCAGAGTTGGCGCAAGATAATGTAAGTCTTCTAGCTGGTCAAAATAATATTCAAAAACAGGCTATTCCTATGCCGTTTATTGTAGGTTCTCAAAATCAAATGGCTAAAGACGCGGAGATAACCCGTGCATTAAAAATGTCAGAGATAGGCGTAATCGCCGCACAAGCGCAAGCTGCCCAAGGCAACCTTTCTCTTGCACTATCCCAAAGCCAAGCTGCAGTTGACCAAAAATTCCAGCCATATAGAGAAGCAATTTCACTATATCAACAACAACTGCAAGCCATTCAACCTTTACTTGAGGGGGAACAAAGACAGCAAGCTGCACAACAGCAACTACTTTCACAAGTTTATCTAAAAGAGTTAGACAGGCAGCAGGCAAATGATCAAGATATGACTAACATGATTGTAACTGCTGCTTCACAAGGAGCACCACAATCTCTTATTTCTAAAGCACAACTTCAAAGCACACCAGAAGGTGTTGCTAGCGTATTGGGTGCATATGCAGGGGATTATTATGGTACGAAAATTAAAATTGCTCAATATAATAAACTTGTCAGCGAAAATGCGGCAGCAGCCCAAGCTGTTCAAGCACAAGGTATAGGTTCAGGAGGGGCACAGGCAAACTCACAAGCAACGTTCTTACTAGACACAATAAATGGTGCAATGGATTTGGCGGATGCTTCTGGAAGAAGTGCAGCAAGAAGAATGTTTGAAAGTTGGACAACTGGAGCTACAGACTATACAAATCTTGAATCAAAAGTAAGAACAATTAAAACAAATCTTTTAACTTTAGCAACTGATCCTAATATTAAAAAATTCTTCGGCCCGCAAATGAGTGAGGCCGATGTTAAAAATATGCTTTCAGCTGCATCAACACTTGATTCCGAAGCACAGACACCAGCCCAAATGAAATCAGAACTATCACGTGTTCAAAGTATTTTCCAAAAATTTGCACCTGACTATAAACCAGCTAAAGTTACACTGACATCATGGGCAAAAGGCACTACTCAGGCTGTAACAAGCACTGCACCATTAGTAAATTTTGGATTTAGTGATAATCAAAACAAATAATATGACATTTATAAATAGAGAACAAGCACAAGCTATATTAGACACACGACCACCAGGTACATCAATACCAGATGCTTTGAAAGCTCTTTCAGAACAAGGTTTAACAATTGAAGGATACAATGACAAGTCAGTTGCCGACAAAGTAGGTGAGGGTGCTCTGAACGTAGGTAAAACTGTACTTGGTGCCATAGCGGAACCTTCTGCTAGATTAGGGCAAACTGCGGGCTCTGCAGCAATAGCGGGGTACAACACATTGGCTAATGGTGGATCTTTTGGTGATAACTATCAAAAAGCTACCGAAGTGTATAAAAAAAGTGGTGATGTTTTGGGTAATGCTGTTTTTGGTGAGTCAGTACAACCAGATACAAATCTAAAGCAAGTTGTGAGTGATATAGGACAAACTGCTGCTAACTTTCTTCCGTATAATAAAATCGCTGGTGGTGTTGTTGGTGCCACAGGAAGCAAATTACTAGGACAAGTTGGTGCAGGAGTAACAGGAGGTTATTTGGTTGATGTTTCAAATAATTTAAGAAACAACTCAGAACAACCACTAGGTGCTTCTGATTTTAAACCTGGTATGGGTACAGCTGTCGGAGCAGCAATACCTATTGCATTAGCTGGTGCGGAAGTTGCTGGTAGGGGATTGCAAAAACTAGGTGAAAAGGTGGCTGGGGTGGTAACACCAGTCGACACTCAAGAGGCTAGATTAGTACAAACATATCAAGCAAATAATAGCTTCATGGATCGTATTAAAAATGTAATAATGGATACAGGTGACAGCCCAAGAACTACTAATAAAACCCTTGTAGACAAAGGGCTATTTGGTACTAAGTCAGGAATAGGAACAAGGGCAGAAAAAGCACAAAAAACTCTTTGGAATAAATTAATTCAACCGTCACTTGATAATGCTGGTGTAGAAGTAAATCTACCTAAATATTTTGATACTGTTGAAGAACAAATAATTAATTCTACAGACGACTTAACACGTCAAAATGCTCTTAAAGAAGCTCTAAACTCAATTAGGGAAGACTACGCAGGAAAGCAAAATATCTCTCTTGCTGATTTACAAAAATTAAAAGAAGGTTGGGCTGAATTTGTACCTGAGAAATTTTATAAAGGACAAAATATTGCAGGAAATGTTAGACAAGTTCAGGCATTACTTGCTGATGAGGCCCGTCAAACAATCTATAACACTCTCGGTCCAGATATTAGACAGGCGTATTTAGATTATGGAAATTTAAAAGGTCTTAAAGAATTAGGAATAGTAGCTAAAACAGGTCAAAAATTAAAAGGCGGTTCAGGATCATTTATTACCGACATTGCAAGCAGATTAGTAACACCAATCGGTACATTTGGAGGTCAAGTAATTTACAGAATTGGCCAAAGATTAGAATTTGTCGGAGAAAAGGGTGCTAAAACTCTTGGAGATGTCCTGGGAATTTAATATTTTTTTCTATTTACAATATAACCAAGAACATCCAAAACAATAATAGAAATTATAACGTATCTAAAAGATTCATTGCCAATAGCAATAAAAGCAATAACTACTAGTACTACTCCAAGTAGTAACCACCCCAGTAAATCTCCAATAAAATATTCAATCATATTAAAATCTTTTGTACCCTCTTCCAGTACCACCCGACATTGAATAAAATAATCCAGCAAGAATACCATCTATAATCACACCAAAAACCCTCAGGAAAACTAGTGCCGCAATCCCTAGGACAATAAATATAATTATCTTCACTGTTTCGTTCATGGGGCGTATTATACCACACTTTTAAATGTGTAGTTTTCCACATTTGTGATATTGTTAATATTGTACGGACATGATAATATAGAGAAAAGCCCGATTTCTCGAGCTTTCTCAAAATACAATGATTATACTTCTACCTTATTGGGTGGAGGTATTTCATTTTCAGCAATATCCATAAATTAGGATAATTAGAAACAACTACTAGCTTTTGCATAGCCTGTTAGGATTAAACCATGTAGTAACATCTGCTTTGACCCAGCCCCCAAACATAGCATACATTATAAGTGACCAACTTTTAATGCTTTATTTTACTTGAAATGTTTAGGCAACAGGTCAAAAAAGACGTTCTTTTATCACTGCAGGACATATCGTCGGCTTAGGTCTTCCTTGGTGAGAGGAAATAACTTGCGTTACAATAATAAGTATAGCAATTTAAAAGAATATAGCAAGTTTTCCACACCCTAATTTAATAACCTCATTGACAACCGTAACCATCCCTACGGTTTTTTTACTTTTATTCCACCATTTGCTACCATAATAACAGATTGCGGTCTTTCAAAGACCAATGCAAAACCTACAACAGCTGCAAAAGCTAGCACAAATATTTAATGCCGATAAGATAATTACCCCTGAAGAAATAGACGCTATTTTAAAGGGTATTTTAGACATTCTAGCTACATACAAAAAAGGTACAGAATCTCTCAATGAAGAGACCAAACAAGCGGTAAACGTCCTGTTTGATAATATTGCCCAATACAACACCAAGACTATCACTGACTTTAAGACGGAAGCTGAAAAAGTACACCAAGAGAGACTCACTGAACTTCAAACCCTTTTAGGAGAGGTAAAGACCATGATTTCTGACGTAGAGACACTAGCCTCTAATGTTCGAGATGGTAAAGACGCAGACGAAGAAAAGATTGTAGAAGACGTTATCTCCAGAATCAAAATTGACCCGACTGTAGTCACAGTATCTGCTCAAGAGATTAAAGACAAACTTGCTTCACTAGAAGGGGATAACAAACTAGACATTTCCTCTATAAAAGGATTTGAGTTATACGCTCAAAAGGTAGACCTAGATTACGCAATTAAAACCCTGCAACAACAGGCGTCTTTCCTTATTAACAAAGGAGGACTTAAGAACGTTACCGCAGGAACCAATGTAACCATTGATTACACTGACCCTTCTAACCCAGTAATTTCAGCATCAGGAGGGGGTGGAAGTGGGTCACCTGGTGGATCTAATACTCAACTACAATACAACAATAACGGAAGTTTTGGAGGAATAACAGGTGCTACTTCTGATGGTACTAGTGTAACTTTAACCGCTCCAACTATAGCCACATCTCAAACTAACTCGTATGCTACAGCCTCTACGATAGGTATATTTAATGGTTCTAAGCAGTTAATCTCAGCTGACACGGCCACCTATCCTTCCCTTACAGAACTGTCATATGTTAAAGGTGTAACCAGTGCAATCCAAACCCAACTAGACGGAAAACAAGCTACTATCACTCCAGCCGCCCTTACTAAAACAGATGATACTAATGTCACTCTTACACTTGGTGGAACACCAGGAACAGCCCTGCTTCAAGCAACTTCACTTACTTTAGGGTGGACTGGTACTTTGTCTGTTGCTCGTGGAGGAACAGGAACAGGAAGTGCGAGCATCACGGCTTTTAATAATATAACGGGATACACCGCATCGGGAGCGACTGGTACCACGTCTACTAACCTAGTTTTCTCAACCTCTCCTACGATAACAACTCCAACAGTTAATACTTCGCTTACCATGGCCGACGGTGCCACTATTCCAGTAGGGTCAACTACAGGTACAAAAATAGGTACGGCTACTACTCAAAAACTAGGGTTCTATAACGCAACCCCTATTGTTCAACCTACGGGGTCTATTAAGACTGCACTTTCAAACCTAGGTCTTGTAGGAACTCCTACAATTACACCATCTGACATTACCTCTGGGGCGGCACTCACTAAAACAGATGATACCAACGTAACATTGACTTTAGGAGGTACTCCAACCACTGCCTTGTTAGCAGCAACTTCTCTTACCCTTGGGTGGACGGGAACACTTGCGGTAGCACGTGGGGGGACTGGTACAGGGTCAGCAGGTATCACCGCTTTCAATAACATAACAGGCTACACGGCCTCAGGAGCAACAGGGACTACTTCAACAAACTTAGTATTCTCTACATCACCAACAATCACTACTCCTACGTTTGTAACCTCAGCAACAGTTCCTAAAATAATCGGAGGCACTGGTACTACAGGAACACAATTAACATTCCAAACTACAACAGGAGCAGGAACTACCGACCAGATGGTATTTTTGGGTGGAACAAACGGAAACCAAACATTTGCAACCCTTAAATTTGGGTCTTTGGACTTGGGTACAGGAGCAATAGTAACAACTGGGTTTATTGAGCTAGGTAATGCATCAGACACAACGATTGCACGTGCATCAGCTGGTCAAGTAAACATAGAAGGAGTACAAGTTCTTACCGCTTCTAACTCGGTAACAGTAACAGGTAAAAGTATTTCCGCTTCACAAATCACTACGGGTACATTTGGTACAGGAGCTTACACAATGGATACACGCCTTACAGTGCCTCAAGTTCTTAACACTCCAGCCACAATAACAGTAACCACAAACGCAGGTACGGTTACACGTGCTAACAGAATCAATAACTTCACCAACTCGTCCGCCGCAACGATGACAATCACCATGTCTACCACAGGAGCAACTGACGGGGATATGGTTATGGTGGTTATTTTGGACGCTTCGGCTGTAGCTCAAACTATTACTTGGGTGAACACTGAAAACTCTACTGTGACAGCCCCTACAACTTCTAATGGGTCGACAACACTACCTTTGACAGTAGGGTTTAAATGGAACTCTGCCACTTCAAAGTGGAGATGTATAGCATCAGCGTAATATATGAATGAAATAATTAAAAACACATTCCCAGACAACACCGAATTAACAGTCACAGAAAACAATAACGGTTTTTTCTATACTCTTTCATATAAAAGCACTAATATGGTCGACACACCAAGTGGACTATGGCCAGAAAAAATGTTTGGTGTTGGTGGTACTTCTTTTGAAGAAGTAGTTTCTAATCTTAAAAAAAGAATGGAAGATAATGGGTATAATTTTGAAACAAGAATATGGCAATCTCAAGAGTAGCATCAACATCAGCAACAGTCTCAACTGGTTCATTAAGTTTTAATGCAGGTACTTCTGACCTAGTTGTAGCTATAGCCTATAGAACAGCGGGAGGACCATTAACTTCCCCTGCGTGGAATGGAGTGTCGATGACACAAGCTTATACGGCTTCGTTGCCCTCAACTAACAACGTATATTGTTGGTATATTTTAGGCGGCGCAACAGGCACAAATAACTTTACATTTTCAGGTGGGAACTCAGAAGTAATTCTTGTTTCATATTCTGGGGTAAAACAAACTGGATTTCCAGATGCAAGCGTTTCAATTACTCCTGGTTCTCTTAGTAGTCCTCAAACTGCGACACTTACAACTGTAGCAAACAATGCGTGGCAAATAATTACTTTCTACACTGCTGATGGTACAACAGTAACAGCTGGTAGTGGGGTAACAACAGTGCTAAGTCAAATTACTGGTGGTGGAGGAGTGTATTTTGGTGATTCAAACGGGGCGTTAACGCCAGCTGGTTCAAAATCACAAACCATTTCATTTGCAAGTACAGCAACACCAAGAAGTTCTATTTTTAGTTTTTCGATTGCTCCAGCAACTGCCCCCTCAACTCCAAACTCTGGGTTCCTAATGTTTATGTAACTATATGATAGATAAATTTATTAACGAATTAAGTAAGGTCTGGTACATCTTGGTAGCAATCGTCACTCTTGCCTGGTATCTATCCCAGGCCAATACCGACATTAACAACATTAAAAATAACGACGAGAAACAAGACTTGAAGCTTGAGTCTATCAACTCAGACATTACCTCTATCAAGGTGGATACCTCGTACATACGTGCTCGAATTGACGGACAAATTCCGCCACAAAGATAATATGAAAGACAAAATACTTAAATTTTATGAAAATACACCATTCTACGAGAATGCTAAAACGTGCTATGAAGCTGTCGAAAAAGCATTTCTATCTTTACCTTGCCCTGGCTGTGGTGCTCCTGCTACCTCAGTTGATCCGCTAATTATGGCTGGTGCAATGGCCACCATCCGTGTTGAAGTTGGAAAGAATTTCAAGCCAATCATGGAGCAAGCAAGTGGGGAGGTATATGAAGGCAGGAAAGACCTAGGGAACATACACCCTCATGACGGAGTGAGATACAAAGGGCGTGGTTTTATCCAGTTAACAGGACGTGCAAACTACTCTACTTATGGCCAAAAATTAGGACTAGATTTAATCAATAATCCAGACCTAGCCCTAGATGTAGAAGTGGGAGCTAAAATACTAGCTCAATATTTCCATGATAGGGGAGTGGTGAGTGCTTGTTTACGCAAAGACTGGCTCACGGTACGAAAATTAGTAAATGGGGTAAACCGCCTAACAGGGTATCCCAACGGGTGGAATGACTTTAAATTAATAATTAATCAATATTTAAACTAATATGGAAATCTTAACATCAGCTACACGCCTTACGCTTCTTATTGTAATTCTTACACTAGTAGGGGTTAATGTATATTCACTAGTATTCTATCCAGATACAGTTTTCGTTACTACCTGGAGTCTTTTCAAAGACATTGCACTTATGTCAGCAACATATTTCTATGCCAAATCAACGCAAGAAGCAAAGCAGACTGACCCAGTGGACATAACGTCCAAATAATATGACATTACCAAACTTGGAGTTACGGTACAAAATAGCTAGAACATTGGAATATTGTTATACCAATCACAGACATTGGATGATAATTGTTCTCTTTTTATTATTAGTAACCCCTGTGTTTGCTTAAAACCTATAATATAAGAACGAGCCTGTTTAGGGTTCTTTCTTTTTTTGACATATACCTTACTTTTTTACTACACTTAAAAAGCGGGTAGGTTTATCTTTTTTTCCTACTCCGTAACATAATTTTATACTCTAATTCTGCGACTACACAAGTAGGGGGAACCGCACTATTCGACTAGGTGCGGTTTTCTTTTGCTCAACGGTTTTTTGACCTTTTTATTCATACTCTCTACAATTACAATATGAGTTTTCAGGGGTTCTCAATAAAAATCCCTGACCAACTCTGGAGGTTATCATGGAAAAGCAATTGGAGTTTGATTTTATCCGAACTCCTACGCCCGAAATGCCCCCGCCAGATCCAGGTGACAAACAACCTGGAGACTTACCACAATTGGACGAATAGTCCACAAAACTTGAGAGGAGCATATGTTCCTCTCTTCCATACAGCCACTTTTAAGACGGGTGGTTGTAAGAAGAAAAATTCAGCAATTAGTTGCTGGGTGTAGTGCCTTAGTTTCATCGTAAATTCTTTGGAACTTTGTAAGGGCATTACACCCAACACCTAACTGTTGGAGAAAGGGAAGTTAAATGTCGAGTAAAAAACACTTCGACGACCATCACCGACTTCCTTCAAGTCGTGGTGGTAAAAACAACAAGGAAAACCTTTCAAAGGTTCCCGTGCATCAACACCGTGCATGGCACACGCTGTTCAGAAATGAATCAGCACAAGAAATCGCCAAACGTATTTCTGATACATGGGTCGACCCTGCATATTACTTCGTGGCAATCCCACGAAAGAAAAAGCGGGGGAAAAGACACAATCACCACCTCATGATTCTATGCAATGAATGCGGTGGTCGTTGCACCATGAAGCACGTGAAGACACGGGTACTCAAGAAAATAACCTAACACAGTAGCACTGCCAAATCGGTGGTGCTACTTCTATATAGTGTATATGTGGGGGAGAATTAACGAGCATTTATGTCGCTGGGTGTCGGACATATGGAATAACCCTTCCCCACATGCACATTAACCCAAAGGAGGTGTAGCATGAAAATACGGTGCGGAAGTAAGCCCTGTGGTGCCATGATTTCAGTTGGTCAACACTTTGTCTACCATGACAAAAAAATCTTCTGCTCTCAATCGTGCTGTCACAAATACGTGAAGGCACAAAAGAGAAAGAAGAAGCGGAGGCGTCTTCTAGACGTCGAAGTTGAAGAACAACCAGAACTCATCATAGGGGCGGTCAATGAATAAAAAATGCGACAACCCAGAGTGTGGTAAAACACTCGACCATATAACGTTCAAACATGGATTTAAGGTATTCTGTTCGGAGTACTGCCGAGATGAATATATCCTGCAATTGCAGAAGTTCGCCGAGGCGTGTAACCCGTTCGGAACACCACTCCATAAACGTTTGAAGAAATGGTGGGACACATAAACTTAAAGAGGGCTAATAACCCTCTTTTTCCACATGCTATACACATATACCCTTGACAAAGACATGTATTTACTTATCTGTCAATAAATGCTAGTATTGGCTTACAACAGTTAAACGACAAATGGTACTTGCGTTTTATAATAAGATAGGTTTACACTTATCTTGCCTGAAAAGGCACACAAACGTTCGGAGTACCATTCTGAACGTTTTGTGTTGCCAAAATGAAAGTAAAAATAGAAGAGTACGTGAACTTTAAGAGAGTGTTCAGACCCGCTATTGCTAAAAATGCCGAGAAAATTCTTCCCAAAGAGTTGGGCAACTTTCAAGCCCCTATTTCGGAAACCCAAGTATTGGAATTAATTGCAGGGTGGAAAGAAAAGCATAAAACCAAAACAGTAAATAATAAAATTTTCTATTTAAGAAATTTCTTTAAATATTGTGAAGCTCGTGGGTATAATGTGTACAAACATTTTAACGAGATACTAAATATTAAAGATGTGGAAGATAACGAACAAACGTTCGTCACTGCCAAAGAAGTAACCGAGGCTTTGTCCAAACTTACAGGAAGAACAGAGATGAGAGTTCGTCAAAGATTCTGTACTGCATTTCTTTGGGAGACTGGCGTGCGTGTGTCTGAGCTTTTAGATATTACAATTGCAGACATTAATAAATCACAAAGACTGTGGAAACAAAATAATTGTGACAATGTATTGTCGGCAGGAATCATTAGTAAAAAGTCAAAGAGAATAAAATATATTTCTTGGACAAGTGACCTGCATAAAAATTATCTAATTCCTTATCTTACGTTTAGACTTCTTAAAAACGTTCCGCATGATTATCTGGTAGTAAATCTCAAAGGTCAGAAACTAACGTCGAGAACACTCGAAAGAGAGATAAAAGAAATCTTCGAAAGAATCGGACTCAAGGACATCACGCCTCACAGTTTACGTCGTGGGTTTGGACTCGATATTTATATCAATACCAAAGACATTCACGCCACACAAAGAAAGATGGGGCATACAAGCATTACAAGTACACAGAAGTACTTACCACTCACCGAGCAGACCTACTTTGAACTACACAAAAACACAATGCCTACAAGGATTATCTAAGTTTTCAATACCTCTCCCCTCACAACCTAATTGACCTATGTTAGAATAATACTATGACTAAACAACAATTTTTTAAGCAGTTGAAGGCGTTATTAAAATGGAGAGCAACTTCCAAAAGCGTTCCTTGTCGCTGTAGCGATTGTCACGCAAAAAGACAAAGCCGTCCAAATACTCCTGCAAGTATTTCCTAGACACCACCTTGTGTGTGCCTGTGATACTTCGCTTGATATGTGACCAAAATCCCTCAATGCTGTTAGCGTGGACATCGCCACGAACATACTCACCTCGTCCGTGGTCTACGGCGTGACGATTAAAACCTACTGCCACTTTATCAAGGCGGTTTGTTTTATCCGTCATCAATCGTGTGCCGTCTTTCTCTACCGCCTCATTCAAGAACTTGCCGTGTGTCTCGGCTTTTGCGTCTGGCACGATAAGTAAACGAGCTTTACCGCCTCGCTGAACCGCACCCATTACTACGCTCTTGGCTTTCATAGCTTCTGATAGGTTTTCATTGTTCTTTCCTGCGTTCTTTCTACCACCAAAATATGCCGTATCCATTTCAACATCACCCGACAATTTGCCGTCTTGCTCTAGTGCTTTACGGATACGGTGCAATATACGCCAAGCGGTCTTATAAGTGACTTCTAACTGTCGTTCCAGTTCCTTTGCGGATATGCCACTCTTGGCGTTTGAGAATATGAGAATGGCTTTGAACCACAGCGTTAGAGGCGTGTCGCTCTTGTGAAATAGGGTGTTAGAGGCAGGTGCTATCTGAAAACGGCACTTACTGCATTGATACTGCCTACGCCCTGCTTTGAGGGTATATTGCCCACCACAAGAGCATTTACGGCTATGTTGTGCGTCAAAGATAAACTCCAAGCAGTCCTCATCGGTGGTGAAGTCCTTTTCTAGTGATTTTATGCCGTAGCGTTGTTCTCTTTTGTATGTCATTTGTTTAATCTATTACTCATAATATCAACATATTCTTTTTCCTTTTCGATTAAGATAAAATTGCGTTTTGTGTTCTGGCACGCCTTTCCTACTGTTCCACTTCCTGCAAAAATATCTAATACAAGTTGCCCCTCGTCTGTATATGTTTTTACTAAATACTCGCATAACTCAACTGGCTTTTGGGTAGGGTGCAATTTTTCTTTATCTCTTTTGAATACCAATAGATTTTTAGGGTATCGCTTTCCGTCTGATACTGTTTCAAAACCGCCTACATCTTCACGACCACCTTTACCGCCTCGCACAACTGCTGAATTACTTTTTTGTTGTCCTGATTTTATGGTATATGGCTTTCCTTCAGTAAATTGCGGGTTGTATTTCATCGTTATACCATTCTTAACAAAAGAAGTAGCACCAAAACCAAAGACAGCTATATCTTCTGTTATTTTCAATGGCTGAAACCTGCTATTAAGAAAGTTCGTGCCGTTGTCTTTTTGCCACACCCAACTGTATTTATACTCATTGATATTGCTGTTGATTAAGAGCGTAGTAAATGGCTGTTGTCCAAATACCACAATCGCACCATTTCTTTTCAACACTCTACGCAAATGCGACCACATTAAACCAAGGTCTATGTTCTTATCCCAACTGGCAGGAGTAGTGCCGTATGGTGGGTCAATTAAAACCAACTGGACACTCTCGTCTGGTATATCATTTATAAACTCAACCCAATCGCCATAATATATCTTATTTTCCATATACTTTTTATAATTAACTACTAATACAAGAAGTATATACCTATGCTTCTGTTGTCAAGGCTATATCTGGGGATAACTCATTAACTGGCATAACCGTTATGACATCTTTGTATTCTG